GGCTACAACGACAGCGGTCGCCCAATTTACAATGCATCACAACCACAAAACGCAGGTGGAGCAGTTTCTCCACAATCACTTCGTGGAAATGTTGCTGGCTTGGATCTTTATGTTTCTCGTTCACTTGACGGCTACACAACTGGAGATCAATCAATGATCGTTGTAAATCCAGATGCTTTCACATGGTATGAAAGCCCACGCTTACAACTTCGTTCAGACATAACAGCAACTGGTCAAGTATCTGTTGCATATTATGGCTACGGCGCACTAGCAGTAAAACTTGCTGGTGGCGGAGTTTGGTTTAACAAAAACTAACTAAGCCCTTAATGCCTACTGGTGCTCCCGCTGGTAGGCAGCTAATAATGGGAGAACTAAAGGAGATGACATGCCAACCATAATTACCGCAAGCGAATTGCGCTCTGTGCTTGGTGTGTCATCTGCCTTGTATTCTGATGCTTACCTAAACCAAATAATAGATACGGCTGAATTGGTAATTTTGCCAATGCTAGTTACATTCAAAGCACCAATTGAAAAAGTGTCGCTGACAAATAATGTCGCCACTTTTACTACACTAGGAATACATGAATTTACCGAAGCTCAACAAGTTATTATCACAGGATGCGGAAGCCCCTATAATGGAACAAGAACAATACTTGCAGAAAATCTTGGGCAATATACCTTCTCAGCTGCAATCACAAATGCCGACATCATCGAAGCAAATGTTATTCCGTCTGGAGTCGCAACTTTATCTGGAGCATCAACTTATGTTGGAAACGCAGCTGTTCAATCAGCTGTCTATACAGTTTCAGTCAATGTCTTCCAAGCAAGACTCTCAAGCGGAGGACAAATAGAGGGTGTTGATTTTGCAGTTACTCCGTTCAAAATGGGCAGATCATTATTCAATACTTGTGTGGGATTATTAGGTTCATATATGGATACCGAAAGCATGGCTATCTAAATGCCTAACCAAACAATTCTTGAACAAGTTAGAACACCTTTAGCAGCTGCTTTATCTAGCGTTGCAGGAAATGTTTACGCCTTCGTTCCAGAGTCCGTAATCCCACCAGCTGTGGTGTGCGTTCCAGATTCACCATATCTTGAATTTGAAACAATAAGTAAATCAAACATTCGCGCTAAAATTAACATGACAATCACAGTTGCAGTTGCTTACAATAGCAATCCAGCATCACTCGATAATATCGAGCAATTAATAATAAGTGTTCTGGCAGTAATTCCAAATGGATACATTGTCAGTTCGGTCGAAAGACCAACAGTAACAACAGTTGGAGCATCAACGCTGCTAATTGCAGATGTTCGAGTTTCTACCTACTACACAAGAACAATCTAAGGAGTAATCATGGCAACCAAAGTTATTACAGGTCGCGATGTATCGCTGTCTTTTTCAGGTTCACTCGGAACAGACATTGATGCACAAGCACTATCAGCGACTTTAACAAAATCAATCGATCGTCAAACTTACCAAACACTTGATGGTGAGGCTTACAAGACAACCAATGTTGAAGCAGAATTCACAATGGAATTGCTTGCAGATTGGGGCAAGACTGCCTCAGTATGTGAGGCTCTATGGGCAGCAGCAGATAATTCACCTGACAGCACTTTCACAGTTACAATGACGGTTGAAACAGGTCATACATTTGCATTCGACTGCTTACCAGCTTATCCAGCACCAGTTGGCGGAACAGGCGCAGATGCACAAACTGCAACATTTACTTTTAAAGTATCTAAGGGTGCAGTAACCGAATCACTATAAGAAAAAAACGGGAGCAAACAAATGAAGTTACCAATAACAATTGAATACAGCTCAGGCGAGCAAGCAACATATATTGCCCAACCGCCTGAGTGGGCAAAGTGGGAACGCGACAGAGGCTTTACGATCAGCCAAGCCCAAGAAAAAATGGGAATATCTGATTTAATGTTTTTGGCATACCATGCTCATAAAAGAGAAGCTGGTGGAAAACCAGTAAAATCTTATGATAATTGGTGTGAAACAGTTGCAGATGTAATTGTTGGTGATGCCCTCCCAAAAGCCACCCAGCAGGAAGCCTAAACAAACTATTGGTTCAGTTGGCAATTGCCACACAGATACCAATGAGTGAATGGGTTGATGCAGACGACATAATGACCGCCTTAGAGATATTGGAGCAGAGGAATGGCAAATGACACAATCGCCTACAACAAATCTGATCTCCGCGATCTTTACAAAGCATTCAAACTTATGGATGACCAAGCGACTGAGGAGGCTCGCACTCAGTCTAATGCTTTGGCGACTTATGCATCTGAGGAAATTAAAACGGCAGCTCGTGGTAGAACAAAATCAGGCAAAGTTGCGCAAAGAGTTGCAGACGGAGTTAGCATCTCAAAGTCAAGCAAAATTGGTGAGTTCCGATATGGTTTTGCACGACAGAAATTTTCAGGTGGTGCTACTACGCAAACCCTATGGGGTGGCGTTGAGTTTGGTAGTAATAAGTTCAAACAGTTTCCTGCATATTCAGGAAGGCAAGGCAGAGGTTCGCGTGGATGGTTTATCTATCCAACCCTTCGCAGAGTTCAGCCTGAATTAATTAACAAATGGCAAGAGGCTTTTAGTCGCATTATTAAGGAATGGGTATAATGGCAAGCGATAGTCGCACCTTAAAATTATCAATCCTTGCCGATGTTGATGATCTAAAAAAGAAATTAGGCGATGCTGACAAGGCTGTCGAAACTAATGCAAATAAAATTTCAGATTTTGGAAAAAAGGCTGCTGCTGCTTTTGCAATCGCTGCTGCTGCTGCCGTTGCTTATGCTGGCAAATTGGCTATCGATGGAGTCAAATCTGCCATTGAAGATGAACAAGCACAATTAAGATTAGCGAATGCTTTAAGGACTGCCACAGGTGCTACTGATGGTCAAATTCAAGCTACTGAGGATTACATAAGCCAAACTGCTCTAGCTGTTGGCATAGCAGATGATGATTTAAGACCAGCGTTTCAAAGACTTGCAGTTTCAACAAAATCAACTACCGAAGCGCAAAGATTATTAACTCTTGCAATAGATGTAAGCAAAGGATCTGGAAAAGATTTAGAAGGTGTCGTTAATGCTTTAGGTAAAGCTCAGGATGGCAATACAACTTCACTTGGCAAACTTGGAGTTGGATTATCTAAAACCGAATTATCAACTTTATCTTTTACACAAATTCAAGAAAAACTATCTGATCTTTATGGTGGAGCAGCAAGCCGTAATGCTGAAACTTTTCAAGGAAGAATTGATCGTCTAAAAATTGGATTTGATGAAGCAAAAGAAACTGTTGGTGCAGCATTATTGCCTATTATAGAAAAATTAATTGGTTACATATTTGAATATGGTGTTCCAATTGTCGATAAGTTTAAGGCTGCTTGGGAAGTAATTCAAGAAGCCCTTAAAAGAAACAAACAATCATTTGAAGAATTTGGACAAGTTTTAATTAATGTTGTATTCCCAATAGTTCAAAAAGTATTTGGTTTTCTATTTGATGTCGGAGTAAAAGCAGCATCAGCAATTATTGATGCTTTTGGTGCAATAGTTGGAGCAATAACACCAGTATTAAACTTTATTATTGATGCAATCAATTTAGTTATTCGTGGATTAAATAGAGTTAAAACTGGATCAGACATTCAAGAACTTGGCAAAATAGGTGCTGGTGTTGGTGGATTTAGTGGCAGCGGATTTTCTAACTTGCCATCTAGTGGTGAGTCAGGTGCTTTTAAAACACAAGATGAAAAAACTGCTGAATTTGTTAAAAATTATACAGCTTCAAGGGCTGCTGCTGGTGTTGGTGGTGGAACTGGTGTCTTAGGTGCAACTGGAGCATTAGATTTAGTTAAGCGTTTAACCAGCGTTAATGATGCTTTTACTGATCTAACATTTCAAGTTGAAACAAATGGCATAACACAAAAAGCAGCAGAACAGCAATTCAAAAAATTAACTCAAGAATTTGCAGTTCTTGAAAGACAAGCAGGAAGTTTAGTTTCGCAATCAGTTTCAAGTGGAACTCCATTTGGTCAAGCAGGAGCAACAAACATTACAATTAATACAATTAGCAGTCATGGTGTTGCCCAAGCTGTTTCTCAAGCATTGAATGAAAGCGCAGCAAGATCAACTCCTACATTAAATTATCAAACAATTAGAGAAAAAGCAGGATAATGACTGCATGGTCGCCAGATTGGAAACTTACTGTCGCAGGTGTTGATTACACCGATATTGCAATAAGCGATATTGACCATCAGGCTGGTCGTTCAGATATTTACCAGCAACCAAATCCATCTTACATTCAAATTAATTTTGTTGCATTATCTGGTCAAACTTTACCATTTGATATTAATAATAGTTTAAGTTTGCAAGTTAAAAACACAGCAGGTTCTTATGTAAATATATTTGGTGGCGACATTACAGATATAACTGTAAGCGTTCAAGCTACTGGTGCAATTTCAACTGTTGTTCAATACTCAGTTCTTGCAATGGGATCTCTTGTCAAGTTAGCAAAAGAATTATATTCAGGCACTATTTCACAAGATGAAGATGGTAATCAAATCTATGATCTATTGTCTAGCGTATTACTTGGAACTTGGAACGATGTGCCAGCAGCTACAACTTGGGCAGGATACGATGCAACTGAAACATGGGCTAATGCGCTAAATCTTGGACTTGGTGAGATTGACACTCCGGGCCTATACACAATGCAAAATCGAAGTGGCACAGAAACGCCAGATACGATTTACAACATTGCAAGCCTGATTGCTAACTCAGCATTTGGTTATTTATATGAGGACAATGAAGGAAACATTGGGTATGCCGATGCAGACCACAGGCAGAATTACTTGCTTACTAACGGCTATGTTGATCTTGATGCTAGACATGCACTTGGTCAAGGTTTAAGCACAATTACTCGATCAGGTGATATTCGCAATGACATTATAATCAATTATGGTTCTAATTTTGGTTTAGAAAAAACTGCTACATCTGCAACATCAATTGCAACTTATGGTTACAAAGCCGAAAGCGTGCAATCAACCATTCACTCAGCTGTGGATGCTCAAGCTGTGGCAGATCGATATATTGCTCAAAGAGCCTTTCCATTGCCAGCATTTCAAAGCATTACCTTCCCAATCACAAATCCAGAGATTGATAATAGTGATCGGGATAATCTGCTAGGCGTATTCATGGGGCAACCACTAAACATCCAAAACCTACCTGCTCAAATTTCATCAGGTGAGTTTGAAGGATATGTTGAAGGATGGTCATGGAGCACTAGGTTCAACGAATTATTCCTGACAGTTAATCTATCGCCTGTGGCATATAGCCAAGTGGCGATGCGTTGGAATACAACACCAATTACAGAGGCTTGGAACACTTTAAGCCCAACATTGACATGGGAATACGCTACAATCGTAGCCTGAGATAAAGGACAATATGGCAACCACTACTAATTACAGTTGGACTACCCCAGATGACACCGCTCTGGTTAAAGATGGCGCATCAGCAATTCGCTCACTTGGAACTGCAATTGATACAACAGTATTTAATAATGCTGGAGCAGCAATTGCTAAAAGTATTGTTGATGCTAAAGGCGACATTATTGCAGCAACCGCAGCCGACACAGTTAGCCGATTGGCAGTTGGTGCAAATGATACAGTTCTTACAGCTGATAGCACCGCTGGCACAGGATTAAAATGGGCAACTCCTGCTGCTGGTGGGATGACTTTAATAAGCACGACAACTTTAACTGGTTCAAGTATTGCACTTACATCAATCCCACAAACTTACCGAAATTTATATTGTGTAATTGAAAATTTCAAACCTGCAACTGATGCCGCTTATGGATTCATGAGATTTAATAATGATAGTACCGCAAATAGATATAGAACTTTGGATACAAATTCTGCAAATATGGAAACTGCTTTAGCTTATAATAATACAAGAATTGATATTGTTGTTGCCAACGATAATTCGGTTGCGACTGGATTGGCTTATGCAATGATTTATGATTATACAAATTCTACAACTTGGAAAATGGCTGAAAGTCTTTGCATAAGTGTTGATCCAACGACTACAACAAGTTTCCAATTTTTTAAACGCTTTGGATTTTACAATCAAACACCAGCAATAACCGAAATAAATTTTTTCCCAAGCGCTGGTAATTTTACTAGTGGAACATTTCTATTATATGGAGTTAAATAATGACTAAATCAAAACCACAGGTAAAAATCGTTAATGTTGAAACTGGCGAGGAAATTGTCAGAGATGCAACTATTGAGGAAATTGCTCAAATAGAAATTGATGCAGATAGTGTTGTGGCAGAAAAAGCGGAAGCCGAAGCAAAGTTAACAACCAAGCAAGCAATCCTTGATCGCATTGGTTTAACTGCTGATGAACTCAAAACGATACTTGGCTAATGAAGGCTTGGTTATCTAAAGCTGGTGTTCAAATGCGTGAGCAGATTGACGACAGTTTTGCCGATAGATCTCGCAAGTCGGATGGTTGGATCGGGAACGAAAAGCACCAAAACACTAAGAGCGATCACAACCCCTTGCCGTCTGGTGAAGTTTGTGCAATCGATGTCGATGCGAAATTATGCGATCAGCCTGAAATGAGCATTTACCTAGCCGAGCAAATTAGAGTTGCTGCAAAAACTGATAAGCGAATTAGTTACATAATCCATTGTGGCAAGATTGCTAGTGCCAAGTCATTTTGGCGTTTTGTCAAATATCGTGGAATTAACCCACACACGCGACATATTCATATCTCATTCAAACCAAATCAAAAAGGCGAGTTTTTTAACATCCCACTACTAGGAGGCAAACAATGAAACTATCTAAGAAACACAAAGCAGCAATCAAGTCATATCTAAGAGCTGTTGCAGCTAGTGGTATCACAGTCTTATTGGCAATTGCAGCCGATATCCGACCAGAGTATGCAATTCTGCTAGGTTCAATAGTTGCACCTGTTGCTAAGGCAATTGATCCAAGTTCAGGCAAAGAAGCTGATTATGGACTTAATGCGAAATGACACCAAACGAATGGGTTGGATTAAGCGTTGGCGTATGCGCCGTATTAACAAGTTTATTGTTGGTTCTGCGCTTCGTTATTAAATCTTACCTGCAAGAACTCAAGCCTAATGGTGGCTCAAGCATGAAGGATCAATTAAACAGATTAGAGGCGCGTGTTGATGATCTGTTTATCTTAATCAGTAAGCGATAATTTATTTTATGGCGAACACACGAAAACCTATCAAACGCAAAAAGATCAATCGTCGAGTCGTTCGCCAAACTCCTGATCCAACAAAGATTGATGCCCATTACATTGCGTTGCACGAATGTTATAAAGCAGCTCGTAAAGCAGGATTTACACCAGAGCACGCATTCTGGTTAATGACCGAGCATAAGACTTTTCCTGATTGGGTCGTAGGCGATGGTGGCATCATTCCTAGTATTGATCCCACAGAAGAAGATGAAGATTAAAGCCAACCGTAGATACCTAGTTACACCAGATTTACAGATTCCTCTGCATCATCCAGCAGCTGTAAAGAACCTCATAAAAATGAGCAAGCATGAGAAATTTGATTATGTATTAAATGTTGGTGATGAGCTTGATATGACTAGTCAAAGTCGTTGGGTAAAAAATACGAAGACAGAATTTGCCGAAACTTTAGATCAAGAGCGATCCATTGCTCAAGACATTCTTTACGATCTAGGCACAACAGATATTATTAGATCAAATCATACGGATAGATTATTTACGACCTTACTTAAAGGTGCGCCATCATTGCTTGGATTACCAGAATTAGTTTATGAGAAATTTATGGGCTACGCAGATCTTGGAATAAAATTCCACAAGCGTGCTTATGAATTCGAACGCGGATATTTTTTAGCGCACGGAGATGAGGGGGTTATGTCTAAACATGCTGGCATAACAGCCCTAAACCTAGCCAAAAAATGGCACTCAGGGGCTCATGGAGGCGTTGTTTGTGGGCATACCCATAGGCAGGGTGCTGTAAGGCATCAAACTGGCTTAAACGGGCGTTATTCAACGATTTGGGGCATAGAGGCTGGTCATTTAATGGATATGAAAAACAAAGCGAGTTACCTAAAATATGCATCAGCCGACTGGAATATGGGATTTGTAGTTCTTAATTTTGGCAAGAAAGGCATGAGCGTAGAAGTAGTGCCAGTTAATCACGATGGCTCATTCAGCTACAATAAGCGTTCTTATGGGGCTTGAAACCGACTATCGGGATCGTTCGATTGATGATCATATCGATGATCTTGAGGATATTTGCGTTATCTAATCGTTATAAAACACGCCACAAATAAATAACCGAAGGTCATTGCTTTAGGTCATACTTTATGTATGCACAGATCGCCTGTGTATATGTAGGGAGCGACATGATAGAAACAACAGCAGCTTGGATAGTGCTTTACAGCGTATTTGGTTATTTTATTGTTTGGGGAATTTACTCAACAGTCAAAGATAATGCCTTTCAGTCAGGTTACTGGAAAGGTCGTAAAGACGGCTACGACATGCACCGCAGGATCACAGATAGCAAACTAGATCAAGTATTTGATTATGACAAAAACTGAAAGCCTGTTTGATGAGGTCATTACTACGATCCAACAGCGCGGAAGTGTCTATGGACATCCATACTATAACCACAAAAGAATTGCTGGCTTATGGTCTGCTTATCTCGATTTCCCAATCACACCACACCAAGCTGCTTTATGTATGGCGTTGGTCAAGGTTTCTAGGCTTAGTGAAACCCCAGATCATTACGACAGCATTAAAGACTTCATCGCCTATGGATCTGTCTATAAAACTGTGCTTGATGCCGTCCAAGATGAAAACTGGGAGGACTAATAATGGCTTTTAATCTTGAGGATTAT